CTTTTAGGTGCTCTGGGACCTGGTGGATATCCCCGCATCTTTGGTGTCCACATCTTCGCTCAACCTGGACAGTGGTCCAAGGCAGTGGAAATTTGCCGAGACCTCATTGATGGAGTTATTCTACAGAATTCACCCGACAGAATTTTAGCGGAAGGTTGCTTTGCCGGTAATCTTACTCAGTCAGCACCTCTGGAGCCTTTTCCCCCAAAATCAGAGATTTGGGTCGCTCATACTTTCTGGCAGAACAAAGCCATTTGTTGGGGAATGCGAGCGGTCGCAGGTCGGACGGTTAAAACAGGTTTCCGCAAGACCAGTTTCCATGAGGAAGTGAGAGCATTTGCTGAGGAGAAGCAGATATTTCACGACTACGCACCTCCGCAGTTCAAAGGTGGAATGGTTGATGGAGTTTATACCTCTCCGTACACACATGCGCTTAAAGAGAGCAATACTTCCGATACCACCTACCTGGACTGCGTAGATTATCTCGTAGACCGATTGGCAGGCCACTGGGGTGGTTTCCTCACGGAGGATGAAGCTCTGCGTGGCGTGCCCGGTGAATTCAACTCAATCAATCTCCGCTCATCGATGGGACCACCACATGGAGGCCCCAAAACACGTCACATTACGCCTGATCGTGCCTACATATCCCCCGAGCTTAGAAGCACTCTGGATGAGATTGAATCTATCCTTGCAGAGGGTAAGGTACCTAGGATCATGGCAGAGGCTGTCCTCAAGGACGAGATCCTCAAGGTTGGTAAGCCCGCTCGCGTGTTCTGCATGGTTGCAGCCGCATTTAACATTGCGTGCAAGAGGAGGTTTGCTATCCTCAAGCGTGCCATGCGAAGTAGCTTCGGAACGTCTGAATGCTGTGTCGGCATAGACATGGGCAGTCGATGTTGTGAGGATATAGTGCGCATTCTTCAATCGAGGAAATACATCTATTCAATGGATTGTTCCCGTATGGATAAGATGTGGACTCCTCAATGTTGGGATGCTGTCGCGGAAGTAATTCGTCGTATCACAGCAATTTCGGCAGGAGAAAGAGCGGGCTTTGAGGCATGGGCTCTTGTTATGGCGATGAAGGAGGCTATCATTTCGGTCAAAGGAGACCTGTTTACAGCTTTCTGGAATATTTCCGGAAATGATATCACTGTTGAGCTGAATAGCATCCTACTGTCGCTCATGCTTGAGAAAACCAGGCGCCACTACGGCATAGAATTTCTTACTTTAACCTACGGGGACGATAACATCAACGTGAGTGAAGACCCTCTGCCCGCTGATTTCTTCCAAACTTTTACGCGTATCACGGGTTTTCAGGTCACTGACGCCAATAAAAACGCAACCCCACAGGCTGAGGCTCTTACTGAGGTTTCGTTTCTGAAGCGAACGTTCCGGTACGACGAGGAGTACGAGTGCTGGTGCGCTCCTTTGAGTGAGTCCAGTATTGTTAAGATGCTTCTCTTCAGAGGGCGTTCGCCTCTGTCCCCTACTGACCATGAGGACCAGTTGGTGGACGCCGCTAATCGCTACGCCGTTCTCCTCGGGCGCCGTCGTTACGAAGAGTGGAGAGCTCTCTTGTCTACTTTGACAGCCAGGCCTCTGCTTCATTATGATGACGCCATGAAGGATTATAGCGAAGGTACTTTCTCTGATTGGTGTGCCAGAGAAATTGTTCATGACGGAACTCCGTCTTTCACCCCCCCCCCTGTGGAGTATCAGGGAAAAACTAATTTCATGGAGTCTTCTTCAAATAATGCCCTGACCAATGAGTCAGTTCCTCTACAAGAGGCCCAAGATAACACCCCTTCCGTCCAGTCGGAAGCCCATGTCGTTGGAGACAGCACCAAGGTTGTCACCCCAGCAGATACGCTGGTGAGCGCCAGCCCTTCTACGTTCCGCACCTACCAGGAACCCCCTGTCTATGATCTTGGACAATTCCCAGAGCGTTGGACTAGATGGGCACGGATAGACGTTTCCTCTACGGACATTCCTGGAGCATCAATGTTTCCAGGGAACATCACCAACTCTCTTCTTGGTAACACAGCTCTGGGGTTTAAGTTGCGAAACTTCACCTATTGGCGTGGGGACATAGAAGTTATGGGAGTGTGGGATGTTCCTGGTAACGCCTCGGGCGCTTATGTCGTTGCTGTTTGGCCAACCGTGAATGGCGCAGGTGGAACAGGAGCTCATATGGCTAACTGCATGTCGTACGAGAGAAGCGTATTGTTACCTGTGTCAAGCAGTGTGGACTTCGTGATTGACTGTCCCTTCTTCTCTGATAGAGACGCAGAGACTAGGCCGGCAGATTGCATGTGGCTATTAGATGTTTTCTGCCTCTCTCCTATTACTACAGCTCAAGCCTCAGGAGTCAGCCAAGGCTCGCTCACCTTGTACGCTCGGTTCAAGTCTGGCTACCGTCTCATGACTCCCTCGTGGGAGGGAAAGTCTTCTGCCAAGAAGATCATAAGGCGAGGGCGCGAGTTGCAGCAGTCCAAGACTATTTCTCGTACTGCGAATACCATTGCTGACATTTCAGAAAAGCTAACGAAAGTGCCAGTAGTTGGTGGGGTTGCGTCCATGGTCAACAATGTGGCCTCATCTGTGGCTCTCGTAGCCGACTGGCTTGGCTTTTCTCGAAAGAACGAGCAGGCGCACACTGCTGTCGTGGCCCACCGCACAGTCACAAACGTAGCACTCACTGATGGGTGCGACGCTGCTGATGTCGCAGGGTTTTCGGTCGCGAATGCTATTGATATGGACCCCGGAATCCTCGGAGGGGAGGACCTCGACGATTTGAGCTTTGAGAGCATGTCGAACAGG